TTATATTTAAAAATAAAATATATAGTTATATTATATATAGAATGGATAAACTAAAAAAAAATATTATGGATTCTAGAAAAATCAAAGATTCATCAGCAAATATATATGTTAAAAATATTGAAAGATTAAGAAATAAACTAAATTTAAAAACGGATGAATTAGGGTTTTTAACATCTAAATCAGAAGATATATTTAAAATAATTAATTCAATGAAATCACTGCAAACTAAAAAAATATATTTAGCCTCTATTGTTGTAGTATTACGAGCCTTAAAAAAAGATGATACTAAACAATTTGAAAAATATAATAAAGAAATGTTTGCTTTACAAAAGGAATATAATGACTCAAGAAAAAATCAAGAAAAAAGTGTTAAACAAGAAAAGAATTGGATATCATATTCAGAGTTATTAAATGTTTATAAATACTATAAAAATAAAATTAAAATTAAAAAATTAAGAAAAAAAACGGAGCTAAATGCTAAAGAATTAGATCTTCTAAAAAGATACATTATTTTATCATTATACATAGGGGACCCTAAGAATAATCCACCTAGGAGAATTCGAGACTATGCAAATATGGAAATTACAAAAAAAAAGCCAGATGAAAAAAATAAAGAAAATTATTTATATGTTAAAAACTCAAGAAATAAAGAATTTATATTTAATAATTTTAAAACATCTCAAAAATATGGAAAACAGCAAATAAAAGTGGGCAAAAATATAAATAATGATTTAAATTTATGGTTAAAATTTAACAAATCTAAATATTTATTACCAAATGAAACAGAAGAAGGACCTATTACAGGAACAACACTAACTAAAATACTTCAAAAAATATTTTTGAAACAGGTTGGAAAAAAGATTTCTGTGAATATGATAAGATCTATAATACTAACTGAAATCTATAAAGACGTACCAAAAATTAAACAGCTAGAAGACATAGCTACTAATATGGGTCATTCAATGCAAGAAGCTATGGAAACATATGTTAAGAAAGATTAAACGTCGGCATATTCAGAATTCCTACGAATTTTACCAGATTCACTAATTTTTAATTCTTCAGTTTCTAATTTTTTATTTATATTTTTTATAATACCATCCAATATACCATTAGACTTACATTTAGATAAACCAGCAACTTCAGAATAAACCGTAGCAATTAATAAAATAAAATTTAATCCATATGATAAAAAATCATATATTTTTGGAGAGCATGATTCTGTCTCCGATGTTTCATTAAAATCAAAAAAACTTATATTCATAAAAATATATTATTATATATATAAGAAATATTATTTATAACTGATAATAACCAAAGACCTTTTAATAAAAATTCTAAAAACATTAATATTATACAATAATATTAATTTTTTAAATATCATCTAAATAACATTTAGTTATATCCAATAATCAATATACAATAGTTATATATAGTTTATAGTGTTTTTTAGTTAATTTAGTTATATCCCTAGGTAGGTTCCTTATAGTTTAATATAGTTTCAAGCATATAAAAATTTTTATATGCTTATAATGGTATATAACTAATAGAAAACTAAGGGGGTCCCCTATAAGGATATAACTAAATATATAGTTTTGGTATATATTTAGTTGTATTTAGTTATTGTTCTTTTTTAGTTTTCTTGCTTTATTAAATGCTTTCATTAATCCTTTAGTTATATCTAAAATTTCTCCTTTAAGACCTCCAACTTTTTTAAATATTGGGGTTAATTTCCCAGACCCTCTAAGATCATCTACTAATGTCCCGATATATTGTTTTTTTCTATATGTGAATAAGATTTTTTTTTTTTCTTGTGATACTGGTTTTTTTTTAACTATTGTTTTTTTTTTAACTATTGTTTTTTTAGCTGGCTTGCCTTTAACATAATCATCAATAATATTTACAACATCTCTACTGAATAGCCTTCCGTCAAATCCAGTTTTTTTCGCATCCGTTCCTTCTAATTCAATATCATACGGCTCCCCCTCTTCATCTTCATTTAAATAAGTATTAAAATATTTAGTAATAAGAGACATGGTTTTTTTATATCCATATTTTCTAAAAAGACCATCACTGATTTTTTTGCCTAAACTTCTAAATAAACCCCATACTACAAAAGATTGTTTCTTTTTTGCTTGTCTTTTAATAACTGCTCTAATTTGATTTAATGCTTTTTTATTATTCTGTTCTAATAGAATATTTGATGTGCCCATATTATTAAAATTATTCACAAAGTCGTTTTCCCAACCACTAATAGGAATTTGTTTTTTTGGCGATTTAGGTGCCGTTTTTTTTAATACTGTTTTTTTTTTTTTAACTACTGGTTTTTTTTCAACTGGTTTTTTTACTACTTTAGCTTTCTTTTTAAATACCATTTTCTTTTTAACTACTGGTTTTTTTTCCACTGGTTTTTTTTCAACTGGTTTTTTTTCAACTGGTTTTTTTTTAAATACCATTTTTTTTTTAACTACTGGCTTTTTTACTACTTTAGGTTTTACTACTTTAGGTTTTAATACTTTAGCTTTCTTTTTTCTCACGGCTTTAGCTTTTAAAGCTCTTTCATCTTTTAATATTTTTTTACTTATATCTTCTACTAAACCTGATTGGGGTAAGGCGTTTTTTATTTTATTATTTGTGGTCCGTAAAAAATGTGTATCTCCATCTTTATATAAATCATAATCTTTTAAAAAAATTTGATTTATATTCTCTTTTTTCATCTTACTAACCCCCTTATATAAATTTTTTCGTATTAATTTATTAATTGCAATTAATATTTTTTTTTTACTCTTAGATGATATTTTTTTTAATAACTCGTTTGACATTATATAATATAACTACATATATTATTTATAGCATGTTTTAATTTATTCTTTTGATTCTGGTTCTTCTGTTTTCTCTTCTCTCTCTGCTACATTCTCTTTTGTTTCCTGTTGTTGTCTGGGAATTAATTGACGAGTATTTATTTGAAAAGCTTGCTGGTTTATTACTTCTAACATTTGTTGATTAAATTCTCGTCTATCTAAATCATCTAAAAAAATCTCTCTTATTATTCTCATTTGATTTGGTTGAATTAATAAATTAAAATCTGTTTGTCTTCTACCAACATCTCTAGGCTGTGTTCTTTTTGGAAATCCAATAATTTGAGAACCTATACCAATTCCAGCAATATCAATATTCATATTTTTAGTAGCTTTTCTTAAACTCTCAATAACAGTGTTTAATTTCCCTTGGTCTCCTGATGTAATATCATTTAAAATAGATGTATATGCCGTTTTAAAATCTTTTCTTTTTTGCCTTAAATTTCTTAACAAGTCCCTTCTAAATCTAGCAAATTTTCTTTCATCACCATTTTTTAAAGCTCTGTAATTAGTTAAAATCTGCCTATCATTGCCTATTATTTGAGTTAATAAATAATTGGTTATAAAGTTTTTAACTGTTTCTAAGGCTTGTACATACTCAGGGTTATTTAAATTGTCAATATCATCATTTTGTAATAATTTTAAAGCTTTTGTAATAGGTATATTTTGTGTTTCTGGTTGAGATGTTTTTTGACTATAATCCTCTTCGTTTTCTAAATCCTGTAAATTTTCATTTATATCTTTTAATTCTTCTAATTCTGGATCTATTTGTGGTAATTCAGATAGTGTAGAAGGAAATTGGAATTTATAAAAAAATACTGAACCTAATCCTATATTATTAGCCAGTTCTCCATTTGGATTGCAAATACCCGTTTTTATTGAACTTATAGAGGTGTCATTGGTAATGGTTATATTAAAGTTTTGTGCATATTGAAAATAATAATTAGCTGTTCTGTATTGTTTAAAGGCGTATCCTATTGAACTCATTTCATTTTTATTACTAATATAACCTGATGTAGGTAGATTGGTGGTTATAATATAATACGGGTTTTTAACACGCCTTGGCTCTTCTTGTGCTCTTAAAACATCTGTTGAAACGGCTAAAGATAATTTTGCAAATCCTAAATAACTTTGTGAAAAATCGGGTAATCCTTTTAAATTATCTGTTTGTGTATCTGGAAAATTTGGAGGAAATAGAGACATGTTTTGAGATGATTGCTGTGATAAAAAAGAGTTAGTAGTAAAAAAAGATAATGATTTATATCTTTGTAAATTATAAATTTCATTCCCTATATCATTATCTAAACCAAAACCCCCTAACACATTATACATAGTATTTGAAAACCTATTATAGGGCTTACCATAAATTGGCTTCAATTGAATTAAATCAAAACCTAATATATTAAATAAACTATTTTCATAATTAACCGTTGTTAGATCATCATTTAATAAACATTCATAAACCCCAGAATCTCCTATTTTTATCCCTTGTGAATTTTCATCTCTTACAAATAATCTATGGATTCCTATTCCACAAATTGAATCATTAATTCCATAATTTATATCATTGAATCTTTGTAGGGGCTCCCCTTCAGAATTAGAAACTTGACAAGTTTGATAATTCAATTGGTCATCATTAAATAACGCCACTATATCTCCCATATTATTTCCACTCCCTCCCCCATCTTGATTATTAAATTTTTTTGGAGTGTGAAATTCACTTAATTCAAATCTGGATATATTAAAATCAATAGTAGGGCTTACACACCCTAAATAAATATTACTTATATAATTTTGAATAAATGACGAGTATAAAATATTTGTGTTATAAGAATCCCTAAATTTTGCTACTTGTCCTAGATTATTATTATTAGATACAGCATTATTTAAGGGTATTCCCCAAGGGCTAGCAGTTCCAGACGGATCAAAGCCAAAACAAACCCCAGCTAACAATCTAAATGTTTGTCGATAATTCCTAGGGGGTGATAAGGAATAATCCACGCCTTTTAATAAATTTATTTGCTCAGAAATTAATCTAATACTATTTAATTGAATATTATTATTTAAACCATTTATTGCTTTTATTACGATTTTTATTTTATCGAATTTTTCAATTTTCACACTATTAAAAGATCTATTATTTTTTAACTCTGGATCTACATAGAAATATTTTTTAGCTGATACAATACCCCAATGGAGTGCATCTAAATTTCTACATTCTAATAATTTATAATAATTACTGTTGTCTATTGCCGTGTTTTTTCCATATAATTCAAATTCTTGGATTGACGAAAAAATGCTTGAATCTTTAAAAATTTCAATCCCTCCAATATCTGATTGGGTATCTAAATCCATATCAATTTCTATCCCGTTATATGTACTAGTTCCTGTATAAAATCCATTATTATCAAATACATTATTTGAAATATTAAAAGTTGATATATCATTATCAAAAACATTATTTAATTGCATTTCAATATCATGGGTTGATAAATTGGATATTCCAGAATTTTCATATATATGGCTATAATTTAAATCATTCGCTTCTCCACCATTTCCACCAAATGTATTTAGTGCATTTATAAAACCTATACAATTCGTCTCCTCGTCATTAATATCATTTCTATATCCTATCGGAACAATCGCAATATTATATAATTTAGCTTGTTCATTTAATTCAGTTATATCTATATTAACTCTTGTATTTGGAGATAGACCCATAGGGCTATAGTTGGCTTCAGGTCCAACTACAAAAGAATTATCTATTCTTAGCATATCAAAAATACTATCGTCATATCTTGACATCAATCTTAAACAATTTTTATTTGTCCTATGCTCTACACCATTAACCGTATAACTTGCTACAGGATATATAGCACTTTGCCTATCACCTAACCTATTTAAGGAGGGGTCGCTATTAAAAGCATTTCCAGCTAATGCAAGCCCTGAAAACCATTGCTCCCAGAAACTGAACGACATAACCCCGCCACCTCTAGACCCATCATCTACTAAGCCATCTTTTGAATTATAAACCGCTATAGCATTGTCATTGTGAAATCCTAATTGAACTTCAATAATCCAATTTTTCCAATCGCTTTGTTGCTCTTCATAAGAATTTTTATTTCCTATATATATTTCATTTTTTCTAAAAAATGTTTGAATTTTTTTAAGAATATTATCTTGTGTCTCACCTTCATAATATTTAATATTACTAGGAATTACAAATCCTCTAGGTATTGCTGTAAAATCATCCACAATTTTTTTAGTAGATTGACCCGCCGATGGTTGTGTGAATCCATACTGCCTACCACAATTAGTATTAGGAAAACTATAATAGGGTAATCCGTTGAAAGTTGAACCTTGTTTTAATTTTATAAGCACAAGATCTTCCCTAAAAATATTAAAACTTGGATTTCCATCTTGGCCATTTACCCAGACATTGACCTTATTATGAACATTTTTTCTTAAACTTATTTTAAAACTTGGTAAGGGTTGAGGATTTTCGAATGTGTTCCAAGATTCATATATACATAATTCATATTTAAAATTATTTGGAACCACTTTACCCAACATATAATTTTCTATTATATTAAATCCGTTAATTCTTTCAATAGCATAGGTATAGCCTGTAGGTAATTGAGAACCGTCGGGCTTGCTCCCTGAAAACCATCGCCAAGTTATCTGAGTTCCTGTTATAGAATAATCGGTATTAAATCCAAAATCATAAATAGGCTCTTTTTCATATTCTACACACGTCCCATAGATTCTTGGATAAAAAGTAGCATTGTCTGTAGTAAAAGACGTATAGTCTTTAAAGATTTCGTCATTTATACTATTAATTCCACTTTGCTCTATGGTCCAATCATTTGGAGATATTCCTTGATGTGCTGAAGATGTAGTGTTTAGAAATTGAACACCTCCAACCCACCAATTATAATCTCTTACAAACATATTAGAATAGTATTGAGATTCGAAACCTATGTCCGTACTGGTTTGTAAATTTGCGGGTATATTAATAAGTGTTTGACCTGAAAAATTAAAAACAGGTCCTTTATTGTCTCTGACATCAATTTCATCTTTTGGTATTGATAAATCATATTTTAATGAATCTACACCAACTATATTTGACTCACTATTAATTATTGATTTAGTCCATTGTTGATTAATTTTGAAATTCAATTGGTCAGGGGTTTCATGCGTTCTTGTCCCAAGATCAATATTAGCCGTTTTTGTAAATATTTGACATTTATCATTATCTGAAACAGGATTTTCGAATTGATTTGATAAATAAACCCATTTTTCTGAATTTGGTCTATTTTTTCTTATAGCGGAACACATTGACGCTGGTGATGAACTAGCAAAATATGAGGGGTTAAAATATTTAATTCCTCTACTTGTATTTCCTTGGGGTGTTAATACTTGTTGATAAGTAGGATATACAATCTGCGAATTAGCTCCCATAAATCTAAATTTACAATTAACTTGTTGCCCTTCTATTTGAACGGTTTCACGCTCATCATATAAAATATAATTTCTATCTTCTAATACTTGTTCATAATGCATATCCCCACCTTGTTCTATTGGTCCATTCGTAAATTTATAAATTAAATAAAGAACATCTGACCACCAAATATGTCTAGGTGATACTATATATAAATTATAATCACTGCCTCCCGTGGTTGAATTTTGAACATTTAGCCCATTTTTGCTAACCATAGGCATGGATACCATATTTGTCCCATTATGATTCATATAATAAAGCATTTCTATTCCCATAAAATTATTGGTATATTTTGTATTTTTATCGATGTTTTTATTTGTTAATTCAATTACTTCTGTATTAGAAGCTCCTTGCTCATTTATAATACACCCATCAAGTGAAATTTGTGTTCCTTTTGGTAAAAAAACTGGCTTTCCTGTGTTAATTGTAAAATTATTATTTGAATTTTGAGAATCTATACTATTATTGTGATTTGCTTCTAAAATCACCGTTCTTAAATATTGATTTGACATAATAATATATATATAGTAAATATATATTTTATTATATTTTATTAGCAATTAAAAAACTGATACTGAACCATTTTTCATTTGAATCATTTTTTCAACAAGACATACAATTAAAATTTCTCTGTTATCGTTATTTTGATTTTGTGGAATATCTCTTTCAATATTTAAAAATATTGGTGCATTCACAACTTCAGTTCCCGAACTAGGAAGATCCATTCTCATTATATTACCAGCATCACTCATCACGAATTTTTGCAAATCAATACCAATATAATTAGAACAGCCGTGCAAATCTGTCAATAGATTTCCGTTAATTCTAGCTTCAGATGATATAATACTTTTTAAATCAAATCTTGAACCAACTGCCCTAGGCTGGTTATTTCTAAATTTAGCATCATTGTTGTCTAAATCATCCGCTACAGAATCCCATAGACAAAATTGAGACATTGGCGTCTGCCATTTGGAACCCCAAGCACTAGACAATCTTAATAATTGTTCTTGAACTGATTGAACAGGATTTGAATATAAATTTTTACCATTAACATTAATTTGGTATTGCGTTCCATCGTTAAAATTACTCAAACTATTTGAACAATATCGCCCATTTAATCTAGATTGTTTTTGATAATTCTTTCCAACACCATTAGCCCCACCTTGAATATTTCCAGCTACTAGGGTTATTATCATATCTTGATTTATAGCAGTAGGGGCGTCGCTAGCTACAAAATTACTTTTAGCAATTCTGAATTGCTCTCCTACAACTACCTTGACAGGACTTCTTAAACAGGTTATCGAAGTAATCGTATTACCTCCCACAACCACTCTAACTAAAAGCGGGTCGCCTGTGTCATATTCAGGTAATGCATTTACTACATAATCTCCATTAACGATATTTGTGGGGTTGTTTGCTATTTGTGGTAATAAGGCTCCTCCTACTGGTATTGTTCCTACATTCTCTTCTACTTGGACTTGTGGTTTAGAAATAACATACATTTGTCTAATTCGTTTTCCTGTTAATCCTAAATTATAATTATTTTTAGATTTATTTCTTATACTCGGGGTTGCTGGTAATCCGTTCATAGATAAATTAATCATTTCTAAATCAGCATAATTTAAGGTTAAACCATCTCCCATAATTTCCTTAGCAGTTGCACTATTATCAAAATAATGTAAATAATCAATTAATAAATTACATTCATCTTGAATAATATTAACTTTAAACCCTCTACCTAGATTTCTAGCATCGTTTAAGCCTCTATGATTTGTAATAGGAGAAGATCCATTTCTACTAAATTGAATTACCAATTGAATTTCTTCTTTAATATACATTAAGGGTAATTCTAGTACATCCCTTCCTACAGCTGTATATAGCCAAGGAAATAACTGTTCTAAACTAATATAAAATTTTCCAGTGGTCTCTACATCATTTGTTAAACCATAATTTGAACCATTGAATGCGTTTTGAACACTGTCTTCATATTCACCAACACTATTATCCCAATTAATATTTGCTGGAACAATTTTCCCTTGTTTATCATTAGTATAACCGTTGTATTCATCACCAACAAGCACAGCATCACCACTTGCTATAGCGGTTCCTGCTTGGTCCTGTACTAATGAATTATTAGCTCCTCTCCGAGAGTGTTCCCAAGTATTATGGATACCTAGTCTAGCTCTTAAAACATTCTTTCTTCCTTCAACATCTTCAAAATTAGATTTCATAGCAATCACATCACCAACGCTATTATTTTGGGCTATAACTTTTCCTGAAACTGTTAGCCTAGCACTTCTTATAAGACTAGCTACACCACAACTCATAGGATAAGATACACCAGCAACACTAGCCACGGCACTCAATGTTAATCTTGTTTTTCTATCTAAATATCCCGTATTTCTTAAAACAAATATAGCCTGATTGTCATCTATTGAAATAGGTTTTAATATTTCAGTTGATATATTTTTTAAATTAGAAGGCTCTACACTTTGATCGAATTTAAATGGACTTGACATTATATATTATACTATATTAAAATATTTTAATTTATGTTTTTAAAATACAAATTATAATATTTATTGAAATGACACTTTTTTTAAAATGACACTTTTAAACAAGTGTTTATAGAAAATAAAAAAAATTAAAAATTATTGAAATAGTAAAAATAAAATGTCATTTTTTCAAAAAGTGTCATAAAAAAAACCATGCTACTTAATTTTGTAAAACTACTGAACCCTGACCAGTCGGAATTAGTCTTTTGTTTGCTAAAGTATGTGTAAAAATTTCATTAATTTCTTGACCATTTAATGTAGATTCTAATGTTTGACCGTAATTATTTGAACCCATAAAATTAGATGTTTGTCCTAATGAATCGTAGGCAGTTCCTATACCATATACCGATGAATAAAAATCTGGGTCGGTATGTTGATTAAATGAACCTAAATTTTCTGATGCTGGTCCTATACAACTTCTAGCAAATCTTGGGAAAGGGGTCAAAGCTGTACAATAGTAATAACTTCTTAAGGTGTCGTATGATACTTTGTTATCTGGTTGATTTTCATTAACTACACGCTCATCTAGTTCAAAATCTAGAGGGAACCTCACACCATTTTTTAAAACTGTAGAGTTCTGTATATTTTGGTCATCTGTATTCTCAGCACTCAAAATAGTAGAGCCGTTTTGTAATTTAGTGGATTGGTAGGAATTATCAGAAAAATTATTTAATTTATTACTTCTAATAAAAGAAGTTAGGACACTTCTAACATTTGATAAATTAAAATTAAACATATTTTGATAGTTAGAAGATTGGACAGATTGAGTATATTGAGAATAACATTTATATCCATAACCATCCTTTTGAACTGGAATAGGCTTACCCATATCCAATACTTCATATACACACTTAATATTACTAATTTGATATTTAGACCCACCATCAAGTGGGGCTGGATTATTAAGCCCCCCAGATTGTAAGGGGTTTAACTGACCACCATATATTTGCTGTGATGGATTTACAATATTTATAGTTATTTTGAGCTCTCCGCCAAGCATAGAAAAAGGAATAGAATCGCTGTTAGTCATACCTGAGAAAATTCTCATTGCTAGGGGGTGATCTGAGTTTAGTAATTGTTGATTACAAATATCTTTACAACCTGAACCCACTCCGTAGTCAAGCATAGACCAAGTTAAGGCGTCATTTTGTGATAATTGTAATTGCATAATTTTATTCATTAAATGACCATATCCGCTAATTTGTTCAAGAATTTCACTCTTTGAATTCATAAAAACAACACTAGATATTACACCACAGTCAGCACTATGTTTATCTGTAGCACTATACACATCATTAGCATAGGTTTGCAATTTATTAACATTACCATTGTTAAAATGTTTTCCATCACCAGACAAATATCTTAAATCCATTAAAAATCTCAATTCTTTCAAATATAACATTTCCGACATACCGCCAACAATTGAAAAATTAATTTGATAATTACTATTCGAACTATAGGTTTGCAATCCATTTATAGGAACGGCTTCCGCATATCTTCTTTGAATAAATTCCATTATATATTCTATTAATAAATTATTTTTATTAATATTTATAATTTAAAAAAAATTGATTTGTTTTAATTTATCGTATTACGACTCTTTGACCGTTTTCCATTTTTAAAATTTTTTCCGAATAAATAACATTGTGAGATAGCATGGGTTGGTTATTGGAAGAATATTGGACTCTTAATCTTAAAGGATTTTCGGCTAAATTAAATGTTGAACTATCTACACCAAATCTTCTACCAATCACAATAAAATCGGATGGATTTATTAAATTCTTAACTGGAATATTTGTTTGGTCTAAAGCCTTTTCTAATTCTATTTGATGTAATACACTTACTTTCTTCTCATACACTCTAGAAATATTGATAGGAAGTTGTGGAACTTGAACACCATTAATATTTAATGAATACTCTAGACCCTGTGTTCCTGCTCCATTTGGTGGTGAAATATTATCTAATAGAACGGATTGAACACCTAATTTTTGATTGTAATTTAAAAGGGCATACGCTCTTGTGTTATCAGCATCTATATATTGTTCAGAGATAGTGGAATCTTTTACTACATTAATCCTATAGTCATCATAATCTCTTATTTTTATGATTTGATTACCTGAATTAAATCTTTTCAAAATACCACCATAAACTTGACTATCTGTCTGAACAACAGATGCAACATAATTGACATCTGTAATTTGATAATTAAATTTTTTACCTTGTAAATCTACTGTTATAGGAGAGTCTGATGGTATAAGAGCCGTTGTGCTTCTTTCAGCAACCGTGGCACTTGGATCTAAACTTAAAACAACCCGATTGTTAGCATCTATATATACTTTAGTTATTTTAGCACTTAATCCAAAATTACCTCCTTTTAAATCAGCTAAAGTAGCATCCGCTATACAAGTACGAATTTGAGAACCTACTTTAAAAGCACAATTATTTAGGGAATCTATAAGCATCTTATTACCTCCGTCAGCTGGTTTTCGCAATATTATAGAATTTATTTCCGTTGCATTAGGTATATTTCCTGCCGTTTCTACTGGGGGATTGGCTTGTGTGTAATATCCATATACCGAATAACTAGTTTTATTATTATTAATGGCTCCTACACTTCCAAAAATTTGCTCACCTGAGTCATTATAATCTCCGTAAATCGTTTTATCTACTATTTGGCCTGTTGGGTCATAACTGTCTAATTGAATAGCTCTTAAACAAGTATTTGCATTTGAAATTAATTTAATTCTAATAACGATACCCTGTAAGGCTATAACGGGTAAGGGTTCTTGCTTGGAACCATTAAGAAGACCATCTAGCGGGAAGGTATATACACATTGAACTTTTTTAGAATTATCTTGATCTATTTCCTCTCCAACAGCTTTTCCAGAATCGGGCATTTTATAATATTGATTTTTAAAACCTCCTCCTATATAATTATTTTGAACGGCTGTAGCATTTAAATTGGTTAGGGTTCCATCAATTTTAAATTCCTTTTGCATATTATTCACACGCCCACCGAATACGCCTCTGATTCGTCTATTATTAGAGTTTTCGCCATATTTGCTCATAACGCCCCTTAATAAATGTAAATCTACAGATTGGGTTAAAACGGTTTGTTCATTTCCATCCATTATAGTAATATTTTCAAATAATTCAGCTCCTAGGACTTCATCAGGAACGACATAGCATGGGTTGTTAGGAAATTCTAATGTGTAGGTTAAATAAGAATTTTGTAAATCTAACAGGGGACAAGTTGAGGGATGTATTTTGATTTTAATTTCGTCGTTTGGTTGATAGACAGTTCCAGAACCTCGCATAGGGGGGTATTCGACAGATTTTGTTGAGACTTGCATTTTTTATATATTTATATGAGATTTTTTTTTTAATAAATTTTTATTTATTTAAAAAATAATCTTAGAATCCATTAAAATGCGTTTGCTCATTATATATACTTACAGAATTAGGACTAACAAATTTACCCGTTAAATCTATATTATCTGTGATAGATGCTAACTTATTTTTTTCATCTGAATCTATTTTGCTTACAGGGTTCGTTAATTCTTTACCAACATCTATAGCTGTATTTACTAAACCATATATAGCAGTTCCAGTACCAACAGCAAGGGCCACCCCTTCACCAATAGGACCAAATAAGGCTCCAGCTCCTAGCTCTGAAGCTTCTTCCGTTCCAAGTTCCGCACCTTCTTCGCCTATAGTTGTTCCTATATCTTCCGCTACATCTTCACCAACATCTTCAGCACTGCTTTTAGCTTTTTGAAAAACATCAGATATTTTAGATCTAGTTTGCTGTGCTGTCTCTTTAGCATTATCTTCTAATGATGATATTTGGCCTTCAGTTTGAGATTTAGCACCCTTTACAATATCTTTAACTTTTTGAATATCTGAAAAGGTTTGCCCAGATTGTTGTTGTTGAAAATCTTGGACTTTTGATAAAGCATTTTTTACACCACCACCTACTTTTTGAAATGCGTTTTTAACACCACCAGCTACTTTAGTTAATCCACTTTTTACAGGGTTAAAGGCTCGTTGAAATATATTTTCATCTAATTCATTATTTGCTATTTGCTCAGAGTCAAACGCTTCATTATTTAAAGAACCCGTTATTTTAGGCTCTGAATAATTCGTGGTTATATCAGGTTTAAATACATCTGTAATATTTTGATTGATATCAGGTAATTCTATATCAGTTCCACTGAGGTTTGAAATTTTTCCACTAAAAACATCTCCCACATCTCCCATTTTTGTTTCAGCACTTTCAAAATTATTTGATACATCTTGAAATTTATCTTTTACATTTCCTATTTTGCTTTCCATGTTTTGCTGTATGTTTTCACCAGAGTTTTTTAATTCATCAATTTTATCAGACACTTGAGATTTAGTAGATTTAAGTTTATCTTCTAAATTATCTTTTAATGAATCCGTTTTTCCTTTCATTTCATCGACTTTATTTTGGGCATTCTCTTTTATACTTTTTAATTTTCCCTTAACTTTCTCTATTGATTCACTAAATAATTTTCGCCCTAAAGTCGAAGCTTCGACACTTGACCCCAATTCTTTAATTGATGAATCTACTTTTTCTTTATTACCTTTTAAAAACTCGTATGCGTTCATTGCGTCCTCTTTTTTAATATTAAAATTATTTAGAATTGAGCTAATATTATCTTGGTATTGGTTTCTTGCAGTGCCTTCTAAATCAGATATTTGGTTAGTCATTGACATTTGCAAATTTCTATATTGGTCTGTGTATGAGTCCATTATTATATATATATATTATAAAAAAAATATATGTAATAATCTAAAAATCTTCTAAAGCATCAAATAGCATTTTATTTAATATGTGTTTATTCGTTCTCATATGTCTAGTTCTATTATTAAATGCTACATCTACATCACATTCTTGACAATGATATTGTTTTTTTCCATATTCTTTTTTATATCTTTTAATATGGAATTTATTACATTCACACCAATTTTTTTTATAATTCAATCTTTCTAAATCCGTCAATGGATTTTGAACATTTAAAACATAATTTCTATTTTCATCAATATGTTTTCTTTCGCATTGAAATCTATTTTCTATAAGGGGTTCTTCTAAAATTTTCATTTCCCATTTTTCAATTCCTCCATTTTGATTTATGTACTTATAAACTTTAGTATTACATCTATATTTAGAATCATATTTATGGCTAATCATTCTTTTTTTAGCATTCAATGTGCTACCCACATATATTTTTTTTATTTTTGGATCTTTCGAACATAAACAATATATTTTACAACTCATTTATTTAATTTATATTTAGATTTTAGTTTTAAGTATTTAACGAATATAACTAAATTTAATTACAAGATTCATGATTTGTATTTTTTGTATTAAATGTTTTTTCTAGTTCTAAATCTAAAATATTATTATCGGGCTTAAATTTATTTGGGAATATCATTTCATAATCTTTGGTCCCAGCCTTATACGCACAGGGTTCTGGATGTTCTAAACTCCCATCAATGCATAATACTATAAAATTATATTTATCTTTCCAGCAATATTTTAACATTTTTATAAAACATCTATCTCCACCAAATGTATCCGCCCACATATCCATTATGATTTTTATCTCTTCGCGGTTTGATATTCTTCCTAAGCATATTACATTAGCTGTAGCCCTCATACTTGGATTAAATGACTTGATTTTTTGGCTTGACATAATTAACGCCCCACCGTGTCCATTTTCGGAGTTGCCCAAAATATGCCTATAGTTTCCGCATAGTTTTGTTAAGCTTGAATTTCTTTTATCAAAATTGTTTAAACTCAAAGCATCATCAATTAAAATAAATATATTCTGTTTGTCTTCTGGTAATTGTGTAATTTGAAATTTTACTATATCATCTATAATAGTATCGTCGATTGTATCATAAACATTTTTATAGTAATCACATAGCGGTTTTAAGGTGGAATCATTTTTTATTGTAGCACCTATCAAATATCCGTTTTCAAAATAATCACGAAGATAATTTTTATTAGCTAACCAGTTTAAAATAAAATTCGTTTTTCCTTGTCGTGGAGGAGCTACTAATAGCATAAAAATAGAATTATGCACATTGGGTAATCTGGGATCTATTTCTCTTCTATAAATAAAATTAGAGTTTTTCTTTTTAACTTCTAAAACGGTTAAATCAAATTTTTTTTTTTCACTCATATATATATATGGAATATAAAAATTTATATATTTACATACCTAGAGAAAAAATTTTAAATTTTCAATCTAGAAATCATCAAAAAAAAAATACATTTACTAAGTTGTTTTATTATGTTAAAAAAAAACAATTCCAATATAATGAATCAAATATATGTGAAATAGATATTTTTGATATAAAAGAAGTTCAAAAAAATACTTTTTATAAGGATTGTTTCAATAGTTCCAATAATGAGTTCTTTGATGTTTTTTATAAATTAAAACCAAAATTCAATAATTTAGATGAAATATATGTTAAAAAGAAAAAGAAATTATCTAGAAATGACGTTTTTCAGACTGAATATTCAAAAAAAACAAGAAAAATTTTAAATAATTATGAATTATCTGGAATTTCTGAGCTACAAAAAAACAATTTAGAGACCAGTTATAAAGAAAATATTAAAATACAAAGGAGGAAATTAAAAGACTTTAATAAATGTAGAGCAGGTTTAACCTATAAACGGTCCTCTATGGATAAATCTCCGTTAGTAGTAAGGTTTGATTAGAATTATATTCAAAAGTGTCATTTTTAGATATAATTTTAATGTGTTTTTGTCATTTTTCAAAAAGTGTCATTTTTTTATTTTTTTTTTATTTTTCAACTTTCAAAAATATATAGGAAGTATATAGGTTAATATATTAATATACTTATTATAATAATTATAAAATAATAAATAAAAATGACAAAAATGACAAAAATGACAAAAATGACACTTTTAAACCTAATATATGAGAAAATACAGAATTCTTTAATTTTTCTAAATCGGAGTTTAAAAGTGTCATTTTTGTCATAAATGTCATTTTTTTGTCATTTTCAAAAAAAATTTAAAATTTCTAATATTTATATAAAAAGTCCAGTCCATCGTTTATTTCTGGTTTAGCTGGTTTAACATAACCCCTTCTTCTATTTCTTAAGGAGTATCTAGGTGGTTGTACAGGTTTAGCCTTTGGTTTAGGTTTTTCAACAGGAACTTTTTTAGCTTTTTTATAGCTTTCATATTGTTCCATCATATAAAAGAAATTCTTAACATTGTTATAATCCATATTTTTTTTTGCTACTGGTTCTTGTTTATTTTTCACATTCATTTTTATTTTTTCAATTAAAGGCTTTTTCTGCATCTCTTTCAATCTTTTCTTCTCCTCTCTAGCCTTCTTTTTCTGTTCTGCTTTCAATCTTCTATTTTGAAGGCTCTTAATTCTACCAAGTCTTAATTTTTCTTTATGAGCTTCTGACAATACTCTTTTTTTTCTAGGTTTTTTAGGAGGTTTAATAGCAATTCTTTTTTTTGGAGAGCATGATTCTTCAACTTCAATCTCAACTTTTTCTAAGGGGGTAGTCTTCTTAATTTCAGGTTTTTCAACTTTAAATATATTATCATTATTAAATAGATCTTCTTCAGTTTCATTTTCACCAGCTTCTTGGTTAATATCTTCAATTAATTGGTCTATCTCATCTTCTATAATATCCTTTTCCTTAACATTTTTTTTAATTTTAACATTATTCAATTGACCTTTATCATTTAAATCCATTTTTATAATATAACTAAAGAAAAAAATTTATATAAATAAAACAAATCTATATAGATTTTCTACACAATTATCATATACTATATATTAAAATTATGATTACCATAAAATTTTATAAGCATACCAACCCGCACCCCTTTTTTTGATGTTTTTCCTATGTCTTTTCTCGTATAGCTCCCTACGTTTTTTTGCTAACTTCCTATCAGTTAAGGAGTATAAAATAAAATCTTTATATTTAATATGACCTATTGATGCTACTTTTTTTCCATTTTTAAAAACATCTAATTTTTTATTTTTCCTTTGAGATGGTTTAACAATAACATTAATTTTCTTGGCTTTTCTATTAGCTTTACTTAGCAATTTTTTATCTAAATAAGGGTTCATATACATAAATCAGAGATTTTAATTAGAAAAAAATGAATTATACCAATCATACCAAGATCTAGTAGATTTTAATCTATTTTTATATAATGTTTTTTCCATATTCTTCCTTAAAAACTCTCTATTTAATTTATTCATTTTTATTAAATGTATGAAAAAATATTTTCCTCTCATATATTTAATATAAATATTTTTATTTGCCTCTTTTATAGGATTTAGATGCTTGCTTCAATGCATCTTTATAACTAATTTTTTTTGCCTTAGCTACAGCCTTGACGTGAGAAATCCAAGGACTAGATTTTTTTTTGGGCTTCCTTTCATCTGACAATTTTTTAACCATTTATACTATTACTAAAGATTTTATTTTTAGAATTTTTAACTAAATTATTAAACATATGGTTAAATTCTATATCGTATCTATCATCTTCATCTAATTTTTCAAAACAAGATTCTTTACAAAATCCTAACTTATTACAATAATCATCATAAGTAATATTTGCTAATTTCGAAGTATCTTTTTTTTTAACATCACATCCACACATTATACACCTCATATATATAAATCAGAGATTTTAAATAAAATCAAAGATTATTTATAAATCCCCTTCAGGGTTATATATTTCATGATGTATATCATTCTTTCTATAATAATACCTTTTACTAGCTTCTCTCACAGCTATTTTTCCTTTTTCGCTTTGATGATATTTTTTAATTTTTCTCGATTGACATATTTTAATATTAATGTAATCCTCTATAATATCTTTAATATCATCCTCATCAATTGACTCATAAATAAAATCAATATTATTATCGATTTTACATAATTCCCTAATCAGGTCTATTATCATATACTTATAAGAATATTATTTTTTTAAGCGGAATTAACAATTCTATTTAATTGCTCCTCTATTTTCTGATTTTCAATAACTATTCCGCGCTGGTTAGCTCCTAGAATCTTCCTTAAAATGGCTCTATCTTCATTTTGCTTAATATAAAAAGTTAAAAAAGTGGTTCCTGAAAGATCTTCAGACAACTCCCCAGACGGATTGGTTATTGTTATATCTAGAGATGAAATATTTTGAACTTCTGTATTAGTTAGCTTTAAAAAAACTGGGTTATAGGGTTCAATATATAAAGTTTGAGTTAAATTTTGATAATCTTTGCTTAATTCTGTATGGACTGTATTTGACTTATCGCCTCTAATTCTATCTCCTATATAACTTTCTAATTGTAAATTATTTATATTAATGTTATAAAGGGTATTTAATGAATAGGCGTTATCTATAAAAAGTTGTAAATTTGGAGATGCATCATTAATAGTGAAATTCCTATCTTTATCGTCATTAATATCTCGATTTTGTAGCCAATCTACATTGCATTGCTCGGTAAGTTCGGATAAATCATTGCCCACTGTGTAAAATACTTGTGCTGGATTTACATAACTAAAATACTCATCTAATGCACTTATTTTATTAAAAAACCAAACCCTCCCAGTTATTCCTAAATCTTGGTTATTGTAATCTGGTGATGTTCCAATTTGGTCAATAAATCCAATTCTCTGAGTATAATCATCTATTAAATTTCCATTATCTACTCCCCTCAAGGTAGAAATATAGGAATCGTCTTCCGTTTGCCATAGACCAGCCATAGAATGAAATTGATAATGGTCAATCCAGTTATTTGGTACAAACACATCATGATCCACAGGAGTCCCTACATTATTTTCAAAAATAGTTAAAACAATTTTAAATTGGAAGCCAAAATCAGATTTCATTTGTGGCTGGACGGAAATCTTCATCCGTTTCCCATCTTCTAATCTATTCGCGTTTCCAAATGAATGATTCGAAATTTGATTTTCTGGAATCCCATCTTCATTTATTGAGTATAATTGAACGGATACTATACCTTGGGCGGAAACATTAATTCTTAAAGGTGTTATAGCACTTATTTGTGTTGCTGTTTTCCTATTATATTTAAAATAATCATAATCATAATTTGACTCTATCCACTGCTGTTCTGTTAATAATCCCATACAAGCTCCTTTAAAATGTGTTCCAACATCATTTATAATAGGAAGAGTAAATTCTAAAAGTGGAAAGGCTCCCCAGTTCCCTGCACCTCCTTGTGTATGGTCTCTGGAATCGTATGGTAGTGGGTGTGCATTCACACTCGCTACGAAATTCATTTTATCAGAAAACTCAATAGACGTACCAAGGGCCCCATTATATGTAATATAGTCTTTTACTGGGTCTATGACATTTAGTGGAACTTGTTCTATTTCTAGTGGAAAAGTCTGACATAATCTAGCTTTAATCCAAGTTAAAATAGATATTATTCTATTATCTGTATTAGAATATCTTGCGTTATAGCCAAACCATTGAAATGCACTTAGATTCATAGCCTCAACCATCGCTAAACTTAACGTGTTTCTAACATCATTAGCGGAACCATATATCTTATAATTTCCGTGTCGCATTTTAAAAACCTCAGTTTTCATATATTTAATTGTTTCTGGTCCATTAACAACAGCAGGCAAACAGCCGTGAGACCCATATTGCACAACAAATGTATTGTTAGTCTCATCTATATTTATTTCACCAGATCTACTTACTCGGCCCTTTAATAAAGCTATACTTGACTCAGGTGGTATATCTATATTTGGAATTTTAACATTAAATTGACAACTATTCTGGCCCTTACTTGAAACATTTATTAACTTCATTTTATATATATATATATATATAATTTTTTTTTATAAATTAAATATATATAGAATGTATCAACGCTACAAAAAGCCTGAACCTTTACGAATAAATTTTTATGAATCCATGCCTATAAAATTAAGAAATCAAGAGCCAAAGCTATCTATGAAAGAAATATTTGGAAAAAAATCCCCTAAAAAAGGTAAAATAAAAAATAAAAAAAAAAAAGTTAAGAATACATTTAAATATCATTAAATTTTTTGCTTATTCTAATTCATCTTCAATAAATTCAATTTCATTTTTTTCAATTAAACCTTGAATACAACGCCCATTACTTGTTCTTTTTTCTTTTATTGATGGATTGATTAATACAAGATTATATATAAACTGTTTCTTTTTCATACCATTAAACCCTCCCCATTGCTTAAATTCGTTATATAAATCAGTTTTCTTAATCAAACAATTTAATTTATAATCTTGGTGTTTAGAATCAATAATTTGGTATTTTTCATCTATAAATTCCGCCACAGAATCATTGTTAGTTATATACTCTTGAACAGCCTCTTGACATTGTTTAGGAATTGTTAATTTTTTTGAAAACTTACCCTTTGATTTACAAATTAACATTAGCATAAATTGTTGTGCTAAATTTTCATCCGTTTCAATTCTATTTTTTAAATTACAATCACCTAATTTAACATTTTTTTGTCCATTATATTTTTTAAAGTCTTGTTCAGAAACAAATATATTATTAAAAGGAAGTATAACAAATCTTCTAGATATAGCTTTATCAACTGATTCAATATCAGGCACTTCATTACATTGACAGAATAATGTGAAATTAGGTTTAAAACTTATCTCATCTTGAAATAGCATTCGTCCTGAAATCATATCCCCGCCCGTTAATTTTTTAATAAAATTTGTATTAAATTTAAGATTTCCATTTTTATCATTTTCAGGCTCTGACACCATAACTATTTTTTTTCCACGACACTGAACTAAGGAACTATTTGCACCTTCTACACGACTTGTTAAAAACTGTGAATTAGGTTGTTTCATATAATTCCCTAAAGATTTCTCTAATAATTTCAAGCAAATACCCTTACCATTTCCGCCTATTCCTTTCCAAATATTGAATTTTTCGAATTTATTAGTGAATAATGAAAAAGCGATAGAATCCCAAAAATATTGTTCCAATTCTGGCTCTGAAAATATATCACCAATTATTTTATTAATATCTGCTTGAATTTCTTCATTTTCTTCTGGTAAATCATAGTCTAAATGATTCATAATAAAATCCGATTTTTCAATTTTTCTAAATTGTTCTTTTTCAAAATCATATAAGGAATTTTTAAAACATAGCAAATTATTATTAGCATCAATTTTATCCACAAAATTATCATCAGGGTTATTTAAAATCATTTGGATCTTTTCTCTAATATTTTTAGTAAAAGAACAACTACCAACCATTTTATTAATTTTTTTTAATTCAAATAAATACTCACCATACTTATCTGAAAATACATCATATGTATCATTTAATAAACCGACTATTTTTTTTAATTCTTTTGAAAATAATTCACTTATATTTAAAATTAGAGAAGTTGGTGGGGTTTTTGAAACACTAAGAATATTATTTTTATTATATTCATACCATACCCCATATTTATCACCATTTTTAAACATATATTGCCCCTTATTTTCTAGCAATTCATTTATAAAATATTTGGCTAATTCTAAATGAGAAGAATCTTTATAGAATTCTAATTTATTCTGAATATATTCAGGGCTTTTAATATCAATTTCATCTAAATCGACAGTATTTTCTAGAGATTTAACAGCCCATTTAACATTATATTTTTCAGTGATTTTATTAAGATCACTCACATCAATATCGCATTCTCCTATAAATCCATCAAAATAAGGAATATAACATTCGTACTTATTAATTACATCTTGTAGAATTTCATTTTCATAATACCATAAAATTTTAGATAAAATAGCACTTTTAATATTTGGGCTTTTAGTTTCAGTATTAATATTATGTTTTTCTAATTTATTAATTACACCCTTAATATAATCTAATTCTTTATGAAAAATCTCTAAATTTTTATTTGATTTTACAGAAAATTTATCAGTGAATAAACATAGAATAACATCAATTTTTTTAGTTCCTGTTTTTTTAAAAAATGCTTCTCTATTATTGCAATAATATCGCAAAGTTCTCCATTTTTTTTTATCAATTTTATGTTTAATACATAAGTATCTAAGGACATTGAAACAAGCGTTTTTTATATCGTAATCTTGACATTTAACACCATCTAATAGAAAACATTTTAAAAGGCACGGCATGGATTGAATACCACAGCCCCTAACATACATTCTACCATTAGTTTGATTAAATGAATATTTATATTTTGAAATATAAGTGGGTTTTCCTCTTTTAACTATTTTAGAAACCCATTTTTTTAAAGTATTAAAATAGGTCTTAGATGTATAAGACTTCCCATTCTCGTCTTTCCATTCTTTTGCTTTAAATTTAATAATATAATCCTCATATTCCATAAGAATAAATTTTTTACAATTTACTAAATTAATGGATTCTTGGAATTTCATTTTATATATTTTATCAACATTTTTTTTAATGTTTTTCTTCTTTTTAATTACAACTTTTTTTTGAATTGTGATTTCTTGAGTTTTTGACATATCTATATATATATATTAGATTTTATTTTTAAGTTAGTTTTCAAATTAAACTAATCAAATTTTTTTTTAATTATTGAATTTAATTGAAATTAATTTAAAATTTAGACGTTTTTTTCAAATAAATCCCTATATATTCCTATATAATTTAATAAATATACAATTAATTTAAATTAATTAATAATTGATTAATAATTGATTAATTTAAATTAAATTTAATTAAAATTCTAAAAATGACACTTTTTGAAAAATGACAAAATAAATAGACTATCTATAGAAAATGGAAAAAATTAAATATTCCTGAAATACTGGTTTTAAAATGTCATTTTTCAAAAACTGTCATTTTTAAAATCATGATACTATCTTAGTTATATTCTATAATTGGAATTATATTTAAAAATAAAATATATAGTTATATTATATATAGAATGGATAAACTAAAAAAAAATATTATGGATTCTAGAAAAATCAAAGATTCATCAGCAAATATATATGTTAAAAATATTGAAA